TTACTGACCTATCAACTCCTTCAAGGCTGCTTTATCATCCTCTGTAAGAGATTGAATGTAGCGATAAGCCTTAGCCCTTCTCATTTCAGACTTCAAATTGTCGTCTGGAATCTCCAATACAGCTTTAAGATTGGCTATGTATAGTTCATATCTTGCGATATAACCTTTACATTTAGCCTTAACCTGTTCTACTGTGTCACTGTCTGTAATATACAAACCAACACCAAAAGCCTTACCTAATTCCTTGCGGTCAGTTGATACCAATACTGAAAGAACATTCACTTGTGATTCTTGATTCTGTGTCATAATATAAAAAGTTTAAATTATGCCAATACACTATTATACTGGCTATTCAGACAAATAGTGCTATCAGAATCACGCTGCAAATGTACTACAAAGTAGCTACATAAACAAATAGCCTGCAATCTATCACCAGACTACAGGCTAAATTTATTCACTTTCTTACTCTATAATGATAATCTACTCCGAATAGAGCACCAGCAAAGGTACAAGTTTCACCAAAAGCTACCAGTACACTACTATGGATAATTCCTAATGGTGCTACTGTAAATCCTGCAATCAGTAGCCCACAGCCCACCAATATCAATAAGGCTGCTACCACCAACTGCACATTTAATTTCATCTTCTTTGTCATAGTCTTAATAAATTTAAAGTGCTTACTGTATATCTGGCATCTCGGCTAATATATTAGTTGTGTATTGAATTGAATTATTATAATAAATCAACAAATACGACATCATTGAACCACCTCTATTATATAATTGTCCTGTGAATGTTTGAGAAGTTGTTTCATCTGCAATATAGAGAGAATTACTTAATAATGTACTTGCAATAACATTAATCCCATTTCTATCCTTACTTAATACTGCTCTAACATTTGTAATCGTGCCACCTCTATAAGTCGCGCCAACTGCACTAAATTTAATTTCATAACTTACATACTGGTTAGTACTGTTAGTAAATTTGGCAGTACATATAGTATTAACAATCTTGCTTCCTGCTGGTACATCATTCTTAACCTGTATAGTATATACTGGTTCTGGCAGTGCTAAAAACCTGTCATTGGCATTAGCTACATAAGCATTAGTAGGCGTATTGGTTGCATTGGTATAAAACTCATATACTGTCACTGTTTTACCTTTAAACTTCTGCATCTGTGTAGTCCACCAGTACAGCTTATCACTATACCATACTGTATTTGTACCATCTGTCACTAATGCACCTCTTTTTAAGCCTATCTTATTCCCACTATTATCATAAACTGTATACAGATTATCTTTACTGAGATAAGTTGCAGAATCCCCACCATCCATATTTTCAATACCCATCAATACTTTCTCATAGCTTGCGTGATTGGATGAAGTAACACCACCAACATTAACACTGTCGCCATTTTTATAGCTTGCTCCAACAGGCATCGCTGCCGAATGGTCATAGTTTCTAAAATCTCCCAACCTATAAGGACTGTTAGCACCGCCTATAGGTTTATTATACTTATATCCCAGATTACTATTATTCTTTATCTGTGTCACCAATGAATCTGGTGTATTGGCTGACAGTATGCTTATACCATAATTCCTGTTCTTCAATTCCGCTAGTGTCATTGTACCTACATTACTTGATATAGGTTTCCATTTAGACCACTCATTTATAAGTGAGGAACTGCATAGAGCACCAACATTCCTGCTGCTGCTCCCTATTGCATTTCCTACCAGACTTGTTGTTATTCCCGTACTACCTAATGCCATATCAACTTTTATTTGTGTAGCAGGATATTTCACCTGTTACTATTAACCTTCCATTTATCTCCAAATTGCCATCTATAAGCACATTACCATTAATAGTACCTGTACTTACATACCTTACAATCTCTTTAACCACTATTCTTTCAGTAATTATATCCAGCTTAAATACCTTAATAAGCCATAGTACAAACTTCTTCATATCAACTCTTATTTAATTAATTCGTCTATCTCTTTTCTTAGGTCTATTATTTGTGCTTGTAAGACTGCTACATATTGTGCATAGTTGACAGACAGATACTTATCTTCTGTATTATCTTCTATAACTAGTTCTGGATATAGTTCCCTTACTTCCTGTGCTATGAATCCTATACAGTCCTTACCATCCTTCTTATATGTAACAGGTTTAATGTACCCCCTATTCTTTAATGGCTGAATGTCTGTTTTAAGCCTAATATCAGAATAAGCAGTCACTTCACCTGTAGCTGTAAGTGTACCTACTTTAATGTTAGTTGGTAATTTCAAATAAGCATTACCACCACCATTTACACTAACTGCCGAACTGGTATTAGTAGCTGTAGCATCTTGAATATAAATACTTCTAGTAGTACCCCAGTTTGCCGTAGTAATGTTAGCAGTACCATTAAATGAAGTGCCGTTAATAGTTCTAGCTGTCTGTAGTTTTGTAGCACTACCAGCGTTACCACTAATACTAGCACTACTAGTAATGAATCCTGCACCATTGGTTAATTGATTAGTGTTGTTTGGTATAGCTACACTGACTGCTGCACTACCATCAAATGACTTGGATTGATAACCTGTAAAGGTTAATGTATTAGTAACCTTATTGGCTGCTGCTACAGTGGCACTACTAGTAATGAACCCACTATTATTAGTCAAGTGGCTAGTATGTGTTGGTATATTAACCGTTTGATTGGAACTACCATCAAACGACTTTGCAGCAAATGTACCACCTGTAAAAGCCAGAGTACTATTTACTTTATTGGCACTAGTTGCAGCACCGCCAGCACTGGAAGAACCTGCATAGCTATGTGAATGCCCTTCCAAACTAACTTTAATTCCTTTAAATCTTAGTCCATCACTTTTCAAACTCATCAATTCAGTAGTTGTACTTCCACTTACTTGTAACCATTTAAAGTACTCATTACCATTATCAGCCATCTTCATCCAGCCATAGCTGTCAGCATCACTATCACCTGTATTTTTAAAACCTATTGAAAAGCTATCAGTGTTCCTATTCCACGTTAAAGTAGAATCTGTAGAGAATATAACATTACCAGTCAAAGTACCACCATTCAAAGGAAGATAGCTATGACTATGTGAACTGGCTGCTGCACCTACACTAGCTGCTGTTATATTGAAACTCTTTGCAGCACTACCATCATAAGCACCCTGTGAAGTACCATTCAAGCTAATAGTAAGTGCATTAGGATTCTTTAAAGCAGAAGGTACTGTAGGATATGCTGGTAAGCTGATAGTATTTCCACTTATATTATAGCTTGTTGAACCTACTTTAACTGTACTAGCGTAATTGTGAGTATGTGAACTAGGTGCAAATGTAGATGGTTTATCACTTATTTCAGCCCAAGTATATGAAGGTTTATTAGCCCCAATCCAGCTTGGTTTATCAGTTAAATCATTCCAGCTACTTACACCACCGCCAACATTTTCAATCAATTCCCTTAGAATCCTACCTTGATTGGCTGAAAGTGCCGCATCTGTAGCCGTACTGGTTAAAGCATCTACTATAGTAATACTACCACTTCCACCAGAAGTACCTGCACCATAGGCTGAAACTTCCTTCTCACCGATAACATTTACTTTAACCTTCAAATCTCCATTGGAATCAAAGTAAAAAGCCTTATTCCAGTTAGTTACTACACCATCCCAATTAGTAACCTTAGCAGATGTTATACCATCTAATATAGTCTTATTACTATGGCTGTGTTTCTTACTATTGGTATCATTCCAGTTAGTTATATCAGTTTCTGTTATCTTATCTAATGTAGTCTTATTAGTATGTGTATGGCTGTTCTCATTCCATTTAGCTATATTAGCATCTGTAAGTGCTGCTGGCTTCCCTTCTATATTAGTCCAAGTAACCTTAGTACCATCACCATTAACCCACTTCTTAGAAGTTGTATCATACTTTAATATCTGACCGTCTGCCAGATTAGTCAGCGTTACATCTTCCAATTTAGATAATAGTGTACTACCACCAGTTCCAGCTTCTAATATCATCTCTCTTAATATCCTACCTTGATTGGCTGATAAAGCAGCATCTACAGCTACAGAATCCAAACCATCATAAATAGTAACTGAACCTGTAGAAGTGCTTCCACCACCTGTAGAACCTTGACCATAAGCAGTAATTTCACCTTCACCAATTAAGTTTCCAGTAAACACTACCTTTGATAAATCTACAGTATAAGAACCATCACCATTATTAACAGCAGGTAGAAAGTTCCCACTTAAAGAAGAACTTCCCCCACCACCGCCAATATTAGTAACAGCTACATTACTTACATTAAGTTCACCATTACGATAGGTCTTATTTATGTTTGTCCTTATAAATTGCATATTACTTCTTCTCTATTAACCGTATTTCCTGCTTACATAATCTATAATCTGTAGTAATGCTATCCACTATAAAGGTTTTATTTGGAAGATGGTTATCAGTCATAGTAGCATATACTTTAAACTTGTTCTGTAGGTTCAGATTCAGAATAGCAGAAGGTGTATTATATTGTGTTACTAGCCTATATATAAGATGTTCTTCCAGTCTATACATCTGCTTAGTAGCCTTATTGTATACGTTATCCAGATAAGTAAAGCTAGTACTATCAGCACTATAGCAAACTGCACTATAGTTACATTCCTTATTATCCCAAGTACATATAGCAAATTCTTCTGAATCCATCTCATTTACAAAGTCCTCGTTTATGATGTTGCTGTATTCAGTATCACTATCCTTTTCTTCTTCCTTCTGGAAGTTCTGAACTTTAGCCTGTATATCGAAGTCAGATAACCAAACAGCATCACATCTATAGCTATTATCTACTTTGTGTGGATGGTATAAAGTAAATGTAGGTTTACCAGTAATTACTTCATTAGTATTAGGCATCGGAATAGCATAACCTTCACCATCTATCCCCATATTCCAAGTAATGTTATTTTTAACTGGGAATATCCTGTTAATACAATGGTCTGACTGTCCTTGATTATCAAAGTATAATTTGAATGTACTATCTGTAGTAGTCCACCTAGAACCATTCCAGTACATACTACCATACTTTAACTTACAGTCTATGTAAAGATTATCTGGATTGAAGTCATCATTCTTGTTACTATACCCCTGCATTATATACATTTCAGATTCCCTATCCATAAATAGGAAGTTACCCTTAATAATCAGATAGGTAGAACCACCAATGAAGCTAACATTATTATCATTTACTTCCAGTTCAAACAATGGTCTTAGTTTACCATCATAAGTATTATGAACGTGTAACAGTACATAGTCTGTAAAATTAATATTATTGTACTTCTTATTAAAATCAGTAACCTTATCAAAGAAGGCTTTACAGATAGTAGCACCTACATAGTTCTGTGTAGTAGCATAGTTAATAGTAGAAGGTGCTGATACTTGTGCTAATGTAGCCTTATTGTAATAGTAGCATTTATAGTTGCTGTTCTTTAGATACTTAAAGAAACATTTGTGCATACCACCTTTACCATCTTCATTTACTTCCTGCACATAAGACCAGCTACCACCATAGTTGGTTAAATAGTTCTCATCCCAGATACTAGGTATAATGCTGTCAAAGCTATATAGACTGTCTTTAACAGTAACCTTATTATATACATTATCTAAGGATAACTGACCGCCATTTTCAACATAATCACTAGCTTCTATTTCCTTAAACTGCTGTAATGTAACCTTAGTGGACGCTGTACTACCAATGGTAAACTTATAGTAAGTATTAATTCCATTTTTAATAGCATCATAATCCAAGAAGTAAACTTTATCACCATCAGCCACAGCAGTTACATTAAGGTATTTACAAACTTCTTCCAGAACTTCCTGCATAGTCATAGGTTCATCATCTTCATCAAAGAAGTTCTGTTCACTGATATACATCTTACTAGGTAGACAAAAGTCAGATGTAGCATTTAATTGTGTATTATCCGAAATATAGAAAGAGCTATAAGCATTACATTTACTAAGCAGATGGTTTATAATCTGGGTAAATGAAACTATATCTTTCTTACTGCCTATAATGGTGTACTTATAATACTGTAATGTACTAAGTGCATCTATGGCTTCTACCTCTATTTCTTCTAATTCATTCTCATAGCCTTGGCTGTATAGATTGGGTGTAACATACCCAACCCATACAATACCATCAGCATTACTAAGAACTACCTTATTCTGTTGTGCTGTACTACTATACAAATCAAACTTATAATCGTCTGTAATCATTCCTATAGTAGCGCTACTATACTTGCAAGGCTTATATAAATGTGAATCAGAAGTTTCTAACTCGGTTATGAATGGTGTAGCAGATAAAGTAATGTTCTGCACTTCTCCAGAACCTATTTCCAATGTGTATAGCTTCTCATTTATATCATAGAATTGTGCTGTATATTTCATCTTACCTTAGCAGTTTTGTTATTGTAATTGGCTAGAACTCCTACAAGTTCCTTACCTTTAATCTTAAATTCTACCTGACCACCGCCAGCAGAACCTATAACCCCATTACCATTAAGCAGGTTAAATAGATTCCTTTGCTGTCTGTTATTAAGAATCATTTCACCAGCATTTACCCTAGCTAAGTTCATATCTCCTATAGTACTATTGCCAGCAAATATACCACCAGTACTAAAAGAAGGAATACTAGCCAAAGCTGCTACTACAGCCGCTGCTGCTGCACCTGCTAACAACCATCCTACAAACGGTGTTTGGGCTGCACTGGCTACACCACTGGCAATAGCTTCACCTTTCTTAGCTGTAGTTAATGCTACAATTTGTGGGATAGCTGCTGCTACAGCACTAATCAAATTAGCACCCCAACTTAACCAAGCTGCCGCACCTTCATTGGTCATATTGGTTACAGAACCCATAATAGAAGCTATAGCACCTAAACTTTGTGCATACTCATTATTCAGCTTAATATTTTTATTAGTAATAGGGCTACTAAACCTAGGAAGTGAAGTAGGTATTTCTGGCTTCTTAGCCATACCAACTAAACTAGCAGGTTTGCCATCTAACTTACTAGTAGGTGCATTAGGATATTTGTACTGGAACTCTATTACCCTCTTCTGTTCAGTAAGTGCATTTAGTTCAGCATTGATTCTTATCCTATCTTCATTACTAATAGCTAGGTTTAATTCCTTTCTTAAAGATGCTATCTGTGCATCCAGTTCTGCTAATGAACCAATAGGAATGACAGGTTTTAATTTAACCTCTCCATTATTAAGATTATCCTTTAAATCCTGCCCTGCATCAGACATATCTTTCTTAATAGTACCAGCCTTATCAGTAAAAGTTATAGCCTTATCTAGCATATCCTTTACTTCTTCACCGACTTCCGAAGTAAAGATATTCTGGAATCTAATCATATTCTCTAGGCTCTCATCTGTAGCTTCTTCCAGTTCCTTAACACCTTTAGCATAAGTGTCTAAGCCTTCACTACCTATACCAGCACCGCTAATCATCATTAAGTAACCTAGATTCCTAGTACCTTTAGCATCTGACTTCCTTTGCTTGTACTTCTCTAAATCTGCATATTCCTTAGTAGATGGGTCTAATAAACTCTCATATAGTTTCTGTGCTTCCTTAGCATCATTAATACCAGTAACGCCTTTAGCCTTCATTACTTCTTGAATCTGTTCCCAGAAGTACTTACTTTTACTTTCCCTCTCTAAGATTTCCTTCTTAGATAATTCTATGTAAGTGTTATAGGCTGCTGTTCTTTCTTCATTACTAATACCCTTCTTAGTAATAAGGTATTCATAGTTATTTCTTTCTGCTTCTAATCTATCTGCTTTAGATTCACCGATAGCCATAGCCATCTTAGCATTAGATAAGGCTTCTGTATATCTCTTAGCTAGTCCGATAGCATTTAATATCCCATTCTCAAATACAGTCCAATCACCACTATATAAAGATGAAAAGAAGTTATCTACAGTAGTCTTAGCAGTACCTACTACAGTATTCCAGTCCTGTTGTGCTTCTCTGGAACTATTAACAGCAGCATTAAATGCTTCTCCTGCTGTCATAGCTATACCTAGCACACCAGCAAATCTTCCTATAGTGGCTGTGATATTCCTTCCTACCTGCTGAAACTGCTGTACTTGTTGTGTGGACTGTCTTATATTGTTATCAAATTGACTACTATTTAATAATAGTCTGGTTACTAAATCAGCCATATTTAATTGTGTGTTGTATATTGTTTAGCTTTCTCTTTCAATCTCTTAATATCTTCATTACTAATAGATGTTTCCCCTGTAGTATCATTATCCCAAGTAAACTGCATTATATCAGTAGGCTTTAATTTCTTGGTACTGTTACATTGTGCAATTACATAAGCTATCATTCTAGCCTGTTCCCAGCTATTTCTATCCTTCTTATGTAGATTGCTAATCAATGGTTCTAACTCATACATCTGCATCTCATCTAGTACATATTCTGGGTCTAGTCCACCTTCTATTACTAAGGCTGAATATATCTCCTTAGTGGTTAGGACTTTTTTTTAGCATCCGTATTATTAGTAATGAATAGCTGCTGCTTCTCCAGTTCCTTCTTTAAGAAGTTCTGGAACTCTACCATAATACCCATATCTTCATCTATGGCTTCTATCAGTTCCTCAAAGGTTAGTGAACTGTCTGGATTATTAGCCATTAAGACACAGTAGAAGAATAGATATTCATCTGTAATAGTCTTTAACTCAAATGCCTTACCTGTAATCTGTTCATAGATAAATAAGGCTCTAAGTGTATATTTCAGTTTGTAGTCTTGTCCTTTAATAGTCATATCAATAAGTATTTAAAAAGAAAGCCTTTACACCTCCATAACCTAGAGATATAAAGGCTCTATATTAAGCTGTAGCAGTCTTTGTAAGTGCCCCCACACCTTCAAATGATGCTGTGAATGTTGCATTATCTCCGTTAGGTGCATTGGCTTCCAAAGCTGTAATAATCACTTTGCCAGAATATGTACCAGTAGTAGAAGGCAACCAACCGCCTTCGGGTACTTCATCCTTCTTTGCTGCATAATCTTTCTCTAAGCAGAATACAGCTTCAATAGGTGTTCTGGCTGTCAGCTTGTCAAATAACTGGTCAAATGTCATACCTTCACCGTCATTAGAATAAAGGTTCTCTGTACTACAGTTCCAGCTAATCTTTCTGGCTGCTTTAGACACCCATTTGCCACCACTATCTTTAGAAGTGGTTTCTACTGTTTCTACGTTTATACTTAGTTTGTGGCTTGTTGCAAATGCTATAGATTTACCATCTATAAACAGCATCAAATCACCACCATTAATTACTTGTCCTGCCATTTGTCTTTATATTGAATGTAAGGTTCTGAATGAATGTATCTTCTATATAATCCTCATCTGCATTTGTCATTCTAATATCGTGTATGTTAATACCAGAATAGTTACCCTTCTTACCTTGTAAGGCATTTTTAACCAAGTCAGCAATTTCTATAGATTCATTGTACTTATCAGAAGCTATAACCACTTCCACATAAGTATCTTCACTATATATAAATCTATCCTTACTATCAGATGGTTCTATACTTGTTCTTCTATAAACAATGAATGGAAATGTAGTACCTGTATCAGCTATTAAAGGGTAAATTTTATGCCCTACACTATCTATAACCCTTGCATCATTACTAAGGATATTATAGATAGCTTTACCTACTTGTAAACTCATCGTCTGTTCCTATTAGCTATTCTCTGAATTGACTGGCTTATAAGGTTATCCATATTATCAAAGATTTCCCTTTCCTTATTGGCTTTAGCTGTTCTAAAGAAATGTGCTGCATTGATATTACCTCTATTGGCTGCTGCTCTCTGCCTTCTAATAGGATTCCGACCTCTAACAGATGCAGTATTACTACCAGTGGTTCTTCTAACTCTAGTACCCATTTCAAAGAACTTTAATCTAAAGTCACCCATAATATGTACTTTAGCTTCTTCTCCGTTTCTATCAGCATTAGCTTTGATTCCACTTATTAAGGTCTTACCATTCCACCAGTTTCTACTAGAAGCTGCTCTGCCTAAAGTCTGCCTTAGCTGTCTTTTAGTTTCACCGACTAAGATACCAGCACCCTTTCTTAAAGCACTTCTATAGACCTGCCTTTGCTGTCTGCTTGTCAAATCTGCAAACATAGAAGTAACCTGTCTGGCATCTACTTCTATATTATTCATTTATCAATTCAGTTACTATGGTTATTGATTGCTTATATAATTCTCGGTTAATACTAAGAATCCTGTACTTATTGCCATTCCAAATAATTCGCATTTGCTCATTAACTTTGTGATATAGCCTTATAGTAAAGGTAACTGTATAGCAGTGGATTATTTCATTATTCTGGTTCTGTCTGTTTCCAGAATTATAAGTAACCTGCGCTCTGGTACTTATAGCATCCTTCCAGTCTATACCATTAGCCCCATATACATCTTTTAGTGTTATAGGTTCTTGTATGGTAATTGGATAATTTAATAGTCCTGCCCTCATTTTATTTCATAGTGTTTATAAAGTCCTATAAGGTATTCATAACTATAAGGCAGTTTAACTACCGTACCAAATGCTACAGGCTCTCTATTAGCATATAAGTTACCTATCATTAGTAACATAGCGTGAATTATAGCAGGTGGTAAAGTACCACCTGTTTCTAATTCATCTAAAGCTATGTCTAAATGTTTAGATACCGAATCCTCTGCTACAGCTATTAAGTCCAGAATGTACATATCATCTGCCCTAAAATCCTCATCTACTAGCAGGTGTTTCTTTGCTTGTTCTAAAGTTATATACATAGCTTACTACTTATTAAATAGACTATAATTAGGCTTTAAGAACCTTCTTAACAAATGCTTCTGCTCTTCTAGGCTTAGCATCAAAGTAAGCATTGATAACAAGTCTTACCTTACCGTTAGCAGCCTGTGTATATGGGTCAACGGTTAAATCAATTCCACCCCATTGACCGATAACCAAATCAGCGAAGTTACCATAAACAATACCCTTACCAGCAACAGCAGAAGTACAAAGAACTGGATAACCGTTTACCTCATTACCTTCCATAATGAAAGTATTTTGATTCTTTGCAGTAGACTTTAATACAGCCTTTGCAGAAGGTGAAACAATAAACTTAATATCACCTCTTACATTCTTCTCACCTAATGTAGCTTCCATATTTACAAAGTCTGCATAAGTAACAGCAGCTGTATCAGCAGTTACGCCGTTAAGCATACCAGCAGGCTGTGTAGCAGAACCAGCAGCAGTACCCAAAATAGTAGCTTCTAACTTATTAGAAATAGCTGCTACAATATCTCTCTTTAGCATTTCTTCTGCACTATTAGAATCTTGAATTAAGAACTGCTTAGATACATCAATGTAAGCAGTAAGTCTTTTAGGCTCTAGGTTTACTTCACTGAAAGTACCTGCACCATCAGAAGCAGCAGCTACTTCACCAGCCCAGCCTACATTTGAACCAGAATAAACAGGAATAGAAACATTACCTATAAGTCCAGTCATATAAGAAGCACCAGCCTGTGCCAATACTAAACTAGCTCTCAATGGCTCTAAAATACCCAACTTATCTTCTGCTACATTCTCCTGTCCTGCTGTAGCTACAGTAGCTTTAATATCACCTCTTTCTTCAATAGGAAGTACAATCTGTCCGCTATAAGATTGACCTGCCTTTCTCATTTCAGCGATACCAGCACCTACTACTTCCTGTGCTCTCTCATCTAATTGTCTGTTATTGGCTACATCATTGATAGCCTTTAAAAGTGAAAACTTTTCCTTCATAGTATTAGTTGTATGTGTTGTTTGTTTAAGGTTATCTTCTTCAATCTTCCTAATCTGAATATCTATATCTGCCACTTCTTTAGTAAGTGCATCAAATTCTACCTGCTCGCCAGCATTTAGCTTTCTTACTTCCTTCTCAGCACCAGATATAATTTCCTCTGCTCTCTTTTTAAGCAGTTCCTTTTTGTCCAGTAGTTCTAAGGTGTTCATTAGTTTAACTTACTCCTAAGTCCAGCGAAGTAATCTTTTAAATCCTCGCTCTCTAAATCCTGCATCTTTCTTAATGCTACAGATGTATCTGGATATGCTTCTTTATATACAGGTGATACATCGAATAATTCTTTGAAGCTATTGATAGTTCTTAAATAACTACCATCTTCCTTCTTAGTCCAAGTATCTTTGCCAATAGTAAAAGCAAATGAAGAAGTACTAATATCTCCCCTTCTAAGACCTTCTAACAGTTCATCACCTAAAGCAGTGTTAGGTGCTTCAAACCTGTATTTAAGTCCAGTATC